TACTGATCAAGGAAGCTAAGATATTCAAGACCGATGAAAAGGAGATGGGGCCAAACGGTCGGAATGAATGTATTTATGAAATTATCAACAGGCTGTAACAACGTATTGAAAAGTTTACTATCTTTGGGATAGTCAAATAAGGTTCATGGAAAATTTATTAATAACATTACCCGGACGGTTCAGCGCACCAAGCGACGCTGGAGGCAACCTTAGCCTGACAAACCCAATCCGGGTAGTGTTTATTAATTTCTATCATGGGTAAAGATCCGGCTTTCTTGTTTTACCCGAATGACTGGTTGGGCGGTACGATGGGTATGACCTTTGAACAAAAAGGGGCTTATATGGAACTTTTAATGATGCAGTTTAATCAGGGTCAATTTACTGAAGCACAAGCGAAGCAAGTGCTAAGCATATGCTTCGATGTAGCTTGGGCTACGATTAAGCACAAATTTGAAACTGATGGTACTTGTTATTGGAATAGACGATTAAGGGATGAGATAGAAAAGAGGCGAAAGTTCACAGAATCAAGGCGTTTAAATGGTTTAGTAGAAAAAAAACATGAAGCAAGTGCTAAGCATATGCCTAAGCATATGGAAGATGAAAATAGAAATGAAAATATAGACAGTATTGAGAATAGGATTTTAAAATTTACAGAAAAAGTAAAATCACTCAATCATGGTTTTACTAACGGACAACTTGAATCCTTCTTACAATATTGGACTGACCACAACCCCGGAGATAAAAGGTGTCGCTGGGAAAAGGAGAAGCAGTTTTATTATGCCTCAAGGATAGCTACATGGAAGCGAAACGCAGGGAAGTTCTCAAAGCAACCCGACAAGGACGCTGAAGCTGAATACCTAAAAAAGATAACCTACCAATGATATAAATGAATAAACGAGAAATCAAATTCAGGGCTTTTGATAAGCATTTTAAGAAATGGATCTCTGATGGTCGCTATAACGTAGTGGGTATATCCCTTGATGGACAATTAATTAATTGCTATACAGATAGTTGTGAATCACCGCTTACATACTACGATAATCCGAATATTGAAATCATGCAGTTTACTGAACTTATTGACAAGAATGGAAATGATATTTGGGAAAACGACATTTGTAACATTAGGAGACACGATTGTGTTAAGTATGATGTTGGTGAAGTTAGAATTACACCCAAAAATGGAATTACGTTCAAATGTTATTTCGGTAAAAAAGGCGAATCGGACTGTTATAGTATCAGAATGTGGGAGGTAGTTGAAATTGAGGTTATTGGAAATATTTACGAAAATCCAGAGCTTTTAAAATGATACAGCGAATCATACTTGGCTCAATCCTGTTGGACAACTCAATCCATGATCTTGTCTTTCCGCTTCTGAAACCGGAATACTTCACCGACAAGAACCGTTATTTGTTTGAGCTGATGCAGGGATTTTACAAGAGTTCAGAGCCGATTGATGCGATAACGGTCTACAAAAAAGCCGATAAAAAACGGTGGACAGCGCATGAGATCGCTACGCTGACCAATGGGATAGCGCAGACCTGCAACGTACTTTCCTATGTTCAGGAACTTAAAACCGATTACGTCCGGGATCAATTTATTCACCTGACAGGGATTGAAGTACCCATAACCGATGATCCTGGGGAAAGAATATCAGCGATGGTAAAAACCCTGATCTCACTTCAGGAAGAACAGGTGATTGGAACCGACCGGAGTATAACCGAAATCCTTGATCAAGCACTTCAGGAACTTTATACCGAAAAATCCACTATTGGGATGATCGGCATACCCACGCCATCAGGACGGATAAACAACGAAACAAGAGGCTTACGGAAAGGTGAACTGGTTATCATTGCCGGACGACCCGGAATGGGAAAGACCGCTTTCGCTCTTGCATTGGTTCGGACTGCTTGTGAATCAGGTGTTAAGGTGGCTTATTTCTCGATGGAAATGCGAACAACAGAACTGGCTAAACGCATGATCCGGTCTTATTCAGACTACGAAGCCGGGGCGGGGAAAATAAGTACATGGCCTATCCATTTGTACGATCACGAATGTACGATTGACTTCGTAAAATCCAATGTCCGACTATTGAAGGACTGCCAGATGGTTGTCATTGACTACTTGGGATTAATGAAAGTCAACAACCGAATCAAACGGGCTGAAGCACTTGGCGAGGTCTGCCATGAGTTAAAGTCTTTCGCAATGGAAAGCGAGATACCTATTGTCCTGTTGTGCCAGTTAAACCGTGATAGCGAGGGGAGAAATTCCACTATTCACCGATTATCAGACCTTCGGGAATCGGGAGATATTGAGCAGGATGCAGACAAAGTATTTTTCATTACCCGCCCGGGCATGGTTGGCGAGGAACGAATGAAAAACCCGGATGATCGAAGGGTTATCATTCAGAAAGAGAAGGATAGGAACGGGAAAGCACCTAAAGCCTATAACCTGCTGACAGACGACACCTTTACTAATTTTTACGATGAATCAGATATTTCAAAGGGAACCGAAGAGTATCAAAATTATCTTGGAGGAAGCCAATCAGACGTATTTTAACGGAAATTTATTCAAGACTATGAACGAATACACCACAATCGAAAAGCAGATCAGGATTAAACTGGTCGAACTTGGCAAGCGTCCCTGTGACCTTGCTAAAGCTATGGGAGTATCTCAAACACTTCTTTGGAGCCGATGGATGAAAGGGCTTGTGAAGAGTGTTTCTCCTTCTGAATTGGCGAACCGGATTAACGAAGGACTGAAGGCATTATGAACCCCTATTCAGCACCAGGCATATCCTTGACCCCGGATGAGATCATCAGTCTATGGACACGGTATTATGGCTTGACCTTATCGGATATTCATAAGAAAGACCGTCACATGGATATAGTCCGTCCTTGTCAAATCCTGATCTACTGTTTGCGGACATTCACCGATTTAACCCTGTATCAAATCGGGGAGATCGTACACAAAGATCATGCGACCCTGATCTATTCCTATCGGAAAGTTAAGGATTGCTACCTGAACGACAAGGAGATCAGGGTTAAACTAAACGACCTATTGGATGAATTGAACGACCTATCGGGAAGGGTAAGGCGTGATACATTGGTTGTCGAGATTAGCCGGGAGGATATTCTTAATCTTTTGCCGGATTTGAGCGAAGAGGAGAAAGATGAGCCGATGATAAAACTTTGGGTTAGGTATAAAAACAGATAAATTAACCAACAATGGAAACGATAAAGATTAAAAGAGCAACAATGACAGGGCTTAAAGAAGCCGAAGGTGAATTAATGGAAGCACACGGCCTTCAGTTCTGTTTTACAAAAACCGAAGAAGGATTGTACTTTCTTATCGAACTCTCATCGGGTGGGAGTGTGTTAACAGTTGATTCAGATGATTTCACAAAAAAAGAGGCTCGTGAAATAATGAAAAACGCACTTCAAACAAAACAACTTTCTGATTTTCAAAAGGCTATTTCAAAATTTACCAAAAGAAGTAAGCGTATGTTCGGTATTCCATTTCCCGTAAACGAACCCGTTTTGTCCGAAAAGATCAGCCGGAAAAAGAAATGAAGAAACTCCGTTCCATATTGACCCTAAAAAAAGTGAACGGAATCTGGGATTTGGTTCGCAACGATTGGCCTAAACTGACTGCTGAAGCTGTCGAAGTTTTCATCCGTCCCGAAGTTATTGCGGTTGACCTTGAGATTGAGATCAAAAACCCGTTCAAATACAAGACCACTTCACAACTGGGTTATCTTCATGCCGAAGTCTGGAAGAAAGTCTATGAGTGGGCTAAATCTGTCGGTAACGAGTGGACGGATGAAGAGTGCCGGGACCAACTGAAAGCGCACCTGAACTTTGTCGAACAAAAGGAAAGCAAGGTAAACGGGGCAATGTATTGGGATGTGAAGAGTTGCGCCAATGCGTCAAAAGAGGAGGTGAGCGACCTGATAGATTCTCTTATACGGTTTTTAGGCGAAGAAGGCATCCCGGTTCAGACACCGGAGGAATACATGAAATCGAAAGGAATTGAACAATGGGAATAAATACAAATAACATGGAAAACGAAGAAACCTACACAATTATTGACAAGAAGGGGGATGAGATTTTATCCGATATGAACGCCCTGTTTGTCGATTTTATTCAGGAATGTGATCACATGATTGCGCTTTATAAACACCAGCGATATACGCAGGCGGAACAACTCAAAACAAAATTATCAGATCAACTTGATGATGTTATGCGTATCGGAGAAAAACGTTAAAGAGTAAAGGAATTGATAAATTTGACGAATATGCAAAGAAGTGAATTTGAATCCCTATCGCTTCGTGACAAGCGAAAAGTAGTCGAAAAGGAATACAAGACCATCAGCGCAATTATCTTTGCCGAATGCCGTGAGAACGAAATCTTCAGCGACATCGGAGGGCAACTAACAGAGATCCATCACATCTGGTCAAGGGCGCAATGCCCGAAATGGTATGTTTTTCAGAAAGAAAACCTGATAGCGATTAGCCAAAAACTTCATTATGTCATCCACAACAAAGCATATAGCGATATGGCTGAAGCGGAAAAGGTTTATTTTGACTACTTTAGGGAAGTAAAAGACAGACTAAAACAAGAAAACGCAGAATATGAGAACGATTAAAAAAAACGTTTACTACTGTGACCATTGCGGTAAACGAGGATTATCAGCAGGACACATAAGCATACACGAACAAAGATGTACGGCTAATCCAAACAGGATTTGTTTCTTATGCGGTCAAAAATTAGATTTGCCAAAAATTGTTTCTGAACTGAAAGCAAGGTTTTCTTTAGTCGCAAACGATCCAATGGCCTTAGATTATGAAGATGAGTATAGGGTTTTTTGGATTGGCGTGCCTGTTACATTAGATGAAATAGGGGATCTTGTAAATGGATGTCCGAATTGTATGTTAGCTATCTTGAGGCAAACTGGTATGAATAGACACTACTTTCATTATGATTTCGATTACAAGAAAGAAAATAGAGCCTATTTTTGTAACAACAAGGTATATGCCGATGAATACGAATATGACTTATAGAAAATGACGACTACAATAATCATCGAAGGATTACCGAAGATTTCACTTAACGAGTGGTATGCCGGAACACATTGGTCAGAACGCAAACGGATCAAGGATGCTTATAAGTTGATTATCCACAGTCAGGTCAAACAGAAGTTTACCGAATCCTGTGATGTGGAATACCTGTTTACGTTTCAGTCAAAGCCATTAGACTGTTCAAACTGTGTTGCTATGCTTAAAATGATCGAAGATTGTTTATTCCCAAATGACGGGATCAAGGTAGTCAGAAGCATAAAGTTGACTTCAAGAAAAGGAATCGAAGATACAGTAACAATTCAAATAACTTAAAGTATGGCTTACGAGATGCGAGAGGGCGATCTGTCAGTTTTTAAGAACGACAACGCCACAGGAAAACAACCACAATACCGGGGAACCGCTTTGATTAACGGGGAAAAGTACAAACTATCCCTTTGGGTTAAGGAATCAAAGAAGGGTAAATTCTTTTCAGGAAAGATCGAACCGGACAACTATGTTCCGGGTCTGAATCGGGGTGTTGCTGAAATTGACAGAAGTAGGGCGGATGATATATCCCCGAAAAACGTGTCAGATTTGCCTTTTTAGCGACTTTCAGTACCGAAGTGGTACATTGTTACCTTTGAAAAAGAAAG